CAGAGCGGCGCGTGGGAACAGATCGCGGATGCTTCACCGCAGCCGGAAATGGAAACAACCGAAGCCGACCCGCCGCAAGAAAACACGGATGCAAGGCCGGAACGAAAACGAAGATGGCAGAAGGAATAACCATCATGGGGTGCGGAAAAAAGAAGGGCGGAAAGAAAGGCAAGTAGTCGATGGCCGGGAATATCGTCGTCACTGCATCTACCGGACTGGTTATCACCCTCGCGGAAGCGAAGGCGCAGATGCGCGTTGATTCCGATATGACAGATGAGGACACATTGATTACCAGCCTGATTACCGCCGCACAGAGCAAGTTGGAAAAGCGGTATGGATGGGCGCTGCTCAGGCAGACCCGGATGGAATTGCTCGACGAATTTCCGAGCGGAACAGATCCGATGACCGTTCAATTCCCGCCGGTGGCCGCAATCTCTTCCGTCGAGTATCTGGACGAGGACGGCGCAGAACAGACGTGGACGGCGACGGAATACCAAACGACATTCGCATCTGTCCCCGCGAATACGCTTCTTGTGTTTCCTGAGATCCGCCCGGCATACGGATACGACTACCCGGACATCCGGGAGACCGATATCAATCCAGTGCGCATTCAATACACATGCGGATATGACGGTGCGGCGAATGTGCCGGAAGAGATAAAACACGCCGTCAAGTTACTTGTTTCGCACTGGTACGAGAATCGAGAGGAGTATTTATACGGGCGCGTTGCAAGCGCTGTGGATTTCGCAATCGAGGCGCTGATGGCCGATTTCTGCGATCCCAGAAAGATGGCGGCATGACATGGCAGCCGGACAACTCGACAGGCGAATCACAATCAAGGAGCCGGCAATTACGACCGGCCCATACAACGAGAAGCAAATCACCGGCTGGACGCAAGTCTGCGAGACGTGGGCGGACGTAGAGATAGGGGCTGGAAGCGAGGGATATAGCGAGGGACAGGAAGGGGTGAGCGCATCGGCAACTTTCCTGATTCGGTACAGAACCGGACTCGATGCCACGATGCGAATTACGTATGAGGATGAAGATTACCAAATCCAGTTTATTGAAGAAGTCGGGCGGAGACACATGCTGAGAATATCGGCGGATTACGTAGAGGGATTTTCGGAATGACGCAGTACAGAGATCGCGGAGATTTGGTAATGAGTGTCAATGTCGCCTCTTTGCGCCAGGTGCAGGAGGTCCTTAAAACATTGCCGGACGATCTCTCGAAAAAGGCTTTGCGATCCGCGATGAGGCAAGCGGCGAAGATCGTCAAACAGGAAGCGCAACGACTCGCCCCGATTGATAGTAATCCAAAGAACCCTGACCGGGGAATGCTTCGACGATCCGGGAGGCATTCAGGAGAACGCAGTCGGGACAGGACCGAGATAAAGGCAAAGGTGACATTCGGCGCTCCCCATGCGCATCTTGTCGAGAAAGGGACGAAAGAACGATGGGTCAAATACAAGACCCGTCATCCGAAAGTAGCCCTGAAAAAACAACGGTACACGGGCGCGGCGGAACCACACCCGTTTTTATTCACGGCTGCGCAAAACAAAGCCGATGAAGCCGCGCGCTCCTTGGCGGGGAATATCAAGAAGTATCTTGACAATCGCAATCGAAGGATGGCGACACGAGGCAGGTAATGGCAGACGTATTGATTGATTTCGCGGCACTACTCAATTCCATACAGCCGATTGCTCAGGCTGTGGCGGGCCGGATCTATCCCGCCTGGAATCGAGATCGCGGAAAGGATACCCCGACGATCCTGTATGAAAAGATCGCCGTTGACCGCGACGAGCCGCTTGGAATGGGCGGACGCGGTGGATTGGCGAATTACACGATTGCCCTGGAGGTCCTCGGAAAATCCTATCGCCAGGCGCGAGAGGTTGCGGAGAAAGTACGTATCAACCTGGACTGCAAATCTGAAACCGTCGGAGACACGGAATTTCAACTCATTCGGATCATTGGCGAATCGGACGAGTTTATTGAAGAGACGAATATCTACAAGACAACTTTCGACCTGGAAGTCTGGGCCTCGGAGTCCGCTCCGGTCGCCGTGGCATAGGAGATCGACATGCACAAGAAACTTGGAATTGCAATCTTTACCGCAAGTATTCTGATCTGCGTTGCGCTCTTCGCCTGGTCAACTGAGGTGACGGTGCAGACGCCTCTCGGCGCGTATCCTGGAACCGTTTCCGCCGGAGATCTGGACATTACCTGGACGCAATCGGGAACGGCGGGAATGACCAGCGGCGTCACGTTCAATATCACGGGTGGCGAGATCTTGCTGATTCACAGCGCCACCGCATCGGTCTGGTCGAGTGAAGCGGTAGATGATGTGACGTTCACTCTTCAATCGACAGCCGACAACTTGGGCCGTTTCGGAGATGTGGACTACACGCTGAGTCCGGGTGAATACGCCGCATTCAATTTCAGCGGGATTCAGGGTTGGCGCGTATCCGGCGTTGTGGCCTCTGTTTCCTGTGCAACATCCGCGCTCGAATTTGCAGTTCTCAAGTACAAATAAGGAAGGAAAAACCGATGACGACCAATGCAAAAATCGGATGGAATACAATCCTCTATCGCGGGAACGGTGCATCCCCGGAAGTGTTCACGAGCGTTGGAGAGGCAAAGGACATTGATGGCGCTTCCGTTACCCATGCCTGGCTCGATGCAACGCACAATGAATCCCCGGAGGGATATGTTGAAGAAATCCCCGGACTCAAAAACAAGAAGCAAGTCACCTTCCGAATGAATTACTGTTCGACCGACACGCAGCAACAGGAGCTCATTAACGATGCGGAGAACCAGACTCTTCGGAATTTCCAACTGAAGGAAAATGACACGGCTGGCCGGACTCTTAGTTTCGCGGCTTACGTCGAATACGACATTACACGTCCGACTACTGGAATCCGTGAGATGTCGATCACCCTGAACATTCCAGGCGCATTGACCTGGTCATAACACCGTGGAGGTAATCTGTCATGCCCACAACGATAAAGGAACAAATTCTCTCCGCTAACGACCTGATACGGGTTCCCGAATTTGTACCGGAATGGGACTGCCTTGTCTATGTCAGGGAACTCGACGGGGCCGGGCGAAGCCGCTGCATGGATCTCTTTCGAGATGAACAGCAACGCGATCCCGATATGATGGCGAAGGTGCTTTGTCGAACACTCTGCGATGAAGAGGGTGGATTGCTATTCGCGGAATCCGATGCTCCCGCGCTCTCAAAAAAGAACGGTCTGGTAATCGAGCGGCTCTTTCTCAAATCCCTTGAGGTCAACAAGATCGGCAGCAAGGCCGAGGAGGAAGAAATAAAAAACTCCGAGGGGACGGATGGCGACGATTCCTATTCCGACTCGCCGTCTGTCTCGGAAGATCTGTAAGGGAAATCGAGCGGTTCGGTTCGCGGGAATTGACGGAATGGGCGGCGTATGAGCGACTCGCTTCATTCCCGGCAGAGAGGATGGAATACTACATCGCCGCATTACGAGGTCAGGTAGCCATGATGTTCACCAAAGACAATAGTCTGACGCTCGATGATTTCCTTCTCACCTTCACCCCACAGGACGCGGAACTCAAACAGCAGAGGCGGCTCGCAAGAAAGACCCGCGCCGTATTCGATCAATTAGAGGATGCGGACCAGGCGCGGCGCAGAGCGAGGCAGAGGTAAACGATGGCGCGATCAGCCGGGAAACTTGTTTTCGATATCGTAGCGAATGTTGCGCAGCTTCAGAAAGACATGAAGAAGGCGCAATCCACGATTGATTCTGCCGTGGGCGATATCAGGAAATCATTCAATTCATTGCGCGGAACTGTCATCGGCGGCGCGGCCATTGCCGCCGTAACTGCCATTGGGGTAGCCGCAGTGAAAACGGCAAGGGCGGTATCACAGTCCTTTCAGAACATGGCGCAGAATATGGATAATCTCTCGAAGATGTCACAAAAATACGGAGTCCATATCACGGCGCTATCCTCTTTGAAATATGCGGCGGAATTAGCTGATGTCAGTCTCGAACAACTGGCAGTCGGCATGAAAACACTGGCAACACAAATGAGCGAAGGGGATAAGATATTCAAGCAACTCGGTATCAATCTAAAAGATTCTGAAGGCAAGACAAAATCAACCGCTTCCGTTATGGCGGAGATTGCGGATCGCTTTTCGAGAGCAGAGGATGGGGCTAATAAAACAGCAATCGCCGTCAAACTATTCGGGCGATCCGGCGCTGATCTTATCCCCCTCCTCAACGAGGGGAGGCAGGGAATTGAGAAATACACAAAGGAAGCGGAACGTTTCGGAATTGTTATCAGCGAGCGAACGGGTAAAGCGGCGGAAGAATTTAACGATTCGATTACCAGATTGAAATACGCATTTGAGGGATTGCAGATGACAATAGTTACACCGCAGGCGCTTCTCGCCCTTGCGGATGCAATTACCTATATCTCCGACGCCGTGGCAACCCTGGGTAATATGATTCGACAGGCCGATCTCGGAAAAATTATTGGACGGATCGAAATTATGATGAGGATGCTTCCATTGGTCGGTTCATTTTTCGGGGCATCCTTCGATCTTGGCCGATATTTCAGAAAAGAAATGAAGGGCGCGGCGGGTCGCGGAGAAATCACAGGAACAGTCAGAGATTTAACCCTTCCTGGTATCGGTACGGGAAAAACAGAAACAGATACAGGCAAGCCCCAATGGGCGAATATCATTGATGAGGCGAAATACGATATGCCTCTATGGATCTCCGCCGCAGAACGCGCACGGATTGAGTTTTCAAAAACACGATCCGAAGTAGAGAAAGCGTTAAAAGTGGAAGCGGATATGGTAAGGGAAGCAATGACCCTCGGAATCCTTGATGAGAAAATCGGCGGCTGGAGATTGGGGGATATTCAGAAGAGAATAGATTCTCTATACAAATCGCCCTTCCCGACACAAGAACAGATCCGGCAAATGAAAGGCCCTTCCTATCTCCAGCGATTCGCCGAAGAAGCCAAAGACACCGCAGGGATGATCGAGCAGGCATTTATCAATACGTTTCAAAACGTAGAGAATGCAATCCGCGATCTCGTAATGA